AATTAAAGGAACTGTAGGAGAACTACAAATAATATCAGAACTTACTAAAAGAGGATATTATGTAGCAAAATCAGTAGATCCACAATGTCCTTTTGATGTTGTTGTTGTAGATAAAAATGGTAAAATAAATTTACTTGATATTAAAACAAATACCTATCGTAAGAAAGGTAAAGTAAATTGGACTAAGCGGTCAAGGAAAATTTACAGAACTCCAACCGACAAACAAAAAAAATTAAACATAAAATTATTAATGGTAGATTATGAAAGTTAGTGAAAACACATCTATAAGTATGCCAATGAAAAATTTAATTTCCATAGTTATTGCTGTGGCTATTGGGGTATGGGCTTATTTTGGTATTGTTGAAACTCTTAATAAACACAGCACTACATTAGAATTAATATCAAAAGATTTAGAAGCTAACTCTGAATTTAGAATTAAATATCCAAGAGGTGAGCTTGGTCAATCATCTGGAGAGGCGGAGCTTTTTATGTTGGTAGAACATTTGGCAGGTGTTTTAGAGGAAGTAGATGCAGAGGTAAAAAGTATGAGAGATAATGCAGTTAATATAGAATTTTTAAAAGATAGAACAAAAAAACTTACAGAAGATGTAGAAAAATTAATTAGAAATGGGAGTGGACACCAATGATTATAGAAACTGTATTTGCACTTTTACTTTTGCAAGATCATAAAATTATAGAGCATAGGTATCATGACAGCTTGCAAAGTTGTTTAAAATCTAAGCGTTACGCTATGAAAGACAAAAGCACTAAAGACAGAGTTGTCTATAAATGTATAAAATCTAAAGCAAATGTAGAGATTTATATGGGAGAAAAAAAAATAACATCTTTAATTTTAGATTAACATGGATAAAATATTTTATAAATTATTTGGTTATTTAGATGTCTATTCAAAATGGGTAGATGATATGTTTGTAAATAAACCAAAGAAAAAAACAAAAAAAAAATGCAAAAATTGTCATTGTGATTGTCATTGTAAAGATGAATTACACAGTCATCATTATGATGGTGATTTATGTGCTTGTGGAGGTTGCAAACATTAAGGATTTTATGAGGTGTACTTATGGAATATTTATTGATAAAGTTAGAATGTTTATGCAGAAAGTTATATGCTTTTGTATGGCAGTTACGAATAAAATTAACTATGAATTTGGAGAGAAGAAAAAATGTACGAAGAATTAAAAGAACAAATAAAAGAACATGAAGGTTTTGTTCCAAGAACTTACAAAGATAGTTTAGGTAAAAGAACTATTGGATTTGGTCATCTTTGTGTAGAACCTGAACAATGGGATGATGACAAAGAATATACTAGAGAAGAATTAGAAAGAGTATTTGATAAAGATTTTGAAGAAGCTGTTAAAAATGCCGAATCACTTATATCTGAAAGATCAATAAATTTTATTGCTAAACAAGTAATAATAGAAATGGTATTTCAACTAGGTATAGGTGGTGTAGGTAAATTTAAAAAGATGTGGTCTGCACTAGATACAGAAGATTATGGGGAAGCATCTTTTCAGATGATGGATAGTTTGTGGGCTAAACAAACACCTAACAGAGCAGAAAAGCTATCTCAAAAAATGCGATCTGCAAAAACATAGGAGGTATTATGTGGTTAAATATAGCTGCTAAATTAGTTCCAGGTATCATTAAAACTGGTATGTCTATTGCATCTAATAGAAGAAAAACAAAAGAATTAGAATCAGTAGCAGAATTAAAATTAGCTGAACGAATGGCTAATGGTGAGGTAGAATTTAAGAAAGCTGTTATTGATTCACATAAAGGAGATTTGAAAGACGAATTTTGCCTTATCCTCATCTCAATCCCTTTGTTGCTTTTGGCTTGGTCTGTATTTAGTGATGACCCTGACATACAACAAAAGATAGATATATTTTTTGATAAGTTTGCAAATCTTCCAATGTTCTATCAAGCTCTTGTAGTCGGTGCATTTTCTACAATTCTAGGTATCAAGGGTGTTTCTACTTTTAAAAAGAAGTAATGTCAGACAACAGCTTAGAAATTATTAATGAATATAAAGATCAGCTTAGAATTTTGCGACAACAAATAGCTGAGTTAGAAGATTCAAATAAATCTAAAGATTCTGCTAATAAAAGGTGTTTGCAAAAATTAGAGAATACATCCAAAGATTTAGAGGAAGCTCTTAAAAAATTAAAAAATTTAGAGGAAAAAAAATAATGAAATACGCATTATATATGGTTATGTGTTCTCTTGTTGCTGGTGAGTGTATGACACCACACAAAATGCAAGAATCTTATGATAGTTTATATAGCTGTTTAAATGCAGGTTATAAAGAATCTTTTAAAAAATCACAAGAAATTGGTAAAGAAGAAGTAAATAAACATCAAATTTATTTAAAATTTGTTTGTAGAGAAGAAGAAAAAAATATTATAATTCCAAAACCTAAACCAAAGATTGAAATATGATATATTGTGTATTGTGGAAAAGAAATGATTTACATGAAATGTTCACTAACACCATCTTTTCTACAGAGGAAGATGCTAAAGATTTTGCAAAAAGGTCTAAATTAAAAAAAAAACATGATTGCAGAATTATGGAATATGACTATAAATATTTTGAAGGAGTAAAATTAGAAAATGGCAAAAACACCAGCATGGCAAAGAAAAGAAGGTAAATCTAAATCTGGCGGACTTAATGCTAGAGGTAGAGCTTCTTATAATAGAAGAACTGGTGGAAATCTTAAAGCTCCTGTAACAACTAAACCCTCCAAATTAAAAAAAGGTTCTAGTGCATATAATAGAAGAAAAAGTTTTTGTGCTAGAATGAAAGGCATGAAACGAAGATTAACCTCTGCTAAGACCGCAAGAGATCCTAATTCAAGAATTAACAAAGCTCTACGAAAGTGGAACTGTTAATGAAACGATCAATACTTAAATTAATCGTTAAATTAAGAATGTTCTATGCTGATGTAAGAGGTCATCATGGTAAAAAATGGAACTATGAACCTTCTGAACATTACATGGGAATACATAAAAAAAGGAGATAACTATGCCTTATGGTAAAGGAACTTATGGATCTAAGAGAGGGCGACCTCCTAAGAAAAATAAGATGAAGAAAAAAAAGAAAAAAAAATAATAATTAGGTGTAATCATGTTTATGGTTGGGTATGGTTGGAGGGTTAAATAAAAAGTTATGAAACAAACAATTCTTGATGCGTTAGAAAAAAGATATGAAGCTCAAATATCTGAAGCTGATGCAACTATTAATATTTATTTAAACAATAGTGTTGGAATAGGAGAGCATCCACAACATATTGACGAAATTGATAAATTAGTAGATAAAATAGCAAATGCAGAAGAAAAATTAAAAATATTAAAGGAGTTTAGCAAATGAAAAAAGGTTATCACAGAACAAAAGATGGTAGAACTGTAAAAAAGGGTTTGTACTACTATATGAATAAAAGAAAGAAAGCTGGTACTAGCAGAAAAGGCAAAGGTACAGTTTCTGATAAAGCATTAAAAAGGTCTAAAAGAACTGCAAAGAAATAAATCTAAGACTTGGAAAAAATCAAAACAGATAATTCTTAATATAGGTAAATGTAGGTATTGCCTTAAGGAAATGGTCAATACAGAATCTTTCGTTTGTTTTGCAGATAAAACAAAAGCTCATTATCTATGTATGAAAAAAGATGATGAAAAACCTAAAACTGCTTTTGATTGGTAGTGAATAGGGTTGTGTTCTTTATTGTTTATTTAAGTATTTGACCTTTTTATTATACTTTCGTATAAAGGTATTGGCTAACTTTAGTTTAGTTTGCCATTTACTTATTAGTTTTTGGTAGTGTTCTAATTTCTTATTTCGTTTTTCATCTTTGGACAAGGTAACGACTTTAGGTTTTAGAACACCATTTAACCATCCTTGATTGACCACATATTTAGCCATTTCAAGTTCTAGTTCTGCTTGTTGTATAGAGTGTGGTTTAAAACCATTTTGATTGTTTCTTGCGAAACCATGTCTGTATCTATAAACCTTATGAGATATTAAATGAACAATATCTCTCCATCCTTTATTAGGACTTTTTGGATTACCTGACAAACAAACATAAGTTTTATACCAAACACTTTTAACTGATTTGTACCTTGTCATATTATATTTAATACTAGGAGGTGCAAATCTTGGCTTTCCAAATTTAACCATAAGTTTTCTAACAGCTTTTTCTGCTTCTACTCTGGTTACATAAGGAATGTTTTGTTTTTCCCAATACTCATTTACCTCATCATATTTAACGCTCATTCTTAAATTATAAGGTAAAATGTTTAGTGGGTCTTTGGGTGGTGTTGTCATAAGACATAACTCCTTTTCCAAGAACTAACTAACCCTATTCACAATTTAACATAGCTAGGTAATTTTCATTACCAATAAAAATTTCTCATAAAAATTTTTATAATGACATTATATCAAATTGCATTTTTCAATTTTTGTAAAAAAAATATTTTTATTGAAAACTAGACGATTGAAATTTTTGGGTGTTTCAGTATTGGTGCGACAACAAAACACTTTTTGACTTTTTTAGTGTTTTTAACTTTCGTAAAATTTTTTAGCATCTTTAAGATAATTTTCGTCTAAATCATTTTTCCAAAAATAAGTATCAAAGTTTGGTTGAATATAATCTTTTAAAACTTTTGGATCATGACTAATATTTATTAGATTTTGTCTTACCTTACATCTTTGTATAATTTTTGGTATTCTTTTCTCTATGCTTTCAGGTTTTAGTTCATCACAATTATCTGCATGAAATACTTTGAAAGTTTCTTCATTAATATAACAAAGATAAACTGGCAGCTTAAATACAGAATAATAAAAATCTATTTGTAGTAAATGAAAAGGATCAGGTCTTTCTTCTGGTAATTTTGTAGTTGACCAAGACCTAGTGCCATCTTTTTTTATTCTACCTTTTCTTGGAAACTTACATTTATCCTCAATTATTATTTCACCTTTTAAATCAATATAACCATGAATAGGAATTTCTATTCCATCAAACCACCTAAATGCCTCTATCTCTGGTTTGCAGTTGTTAAAACCTGGAATTGTTTGATGAGCTTTATGACCATTTTCTATCATTAAAGGGAGGATAGATTTATAATGTTCAAATTCATCTCTTTGACTTAACTCAGGTGTTATTTTTTTTAATTTTTCGTTAACTGGGATAAACATTATTTTCCTCTACATTTTCAGAAATAAAATAATCTAAATCTTTATTTAAGTATTTTGATATAGCAATAAGTTTGTCTAGTGGAATTCTATTTACTGCTTTCTCATATTTTTGAATTTGTTGGAATGTTATGTTTAATTGTTTAGCCAACTCAGTTTGTGTTACAAATCTTTTTGGCATTTTATTATCAGGATCTAATTGTTTTCTTTCTTTATTAAATCTTGCGTTTTTTATTCTTACACCAATTGTTTTGTATAGATTGTTTGTTTCCATTTTTCCTTCCTTTTATAGTTTAGAGTATAAAATCCCTACAAAGTTTATACAACTTTTTAATTATTTACTTAACAGTAAATAAATTTTGCGTCTTTATTCTCAGATTCTACAATTCTTCTATATGTTTTTACATATTCTTTTACAGCTTTTAGAGTGTGAATACATTGTCGTCTTTTTTGACCATTCATAATTTTCTTATGATTCTGCTCTAACTGTTTGTAGAGTCTGACATTATTGTTGCTCAACATCAGAGTTTATACTCTCTCCAGCGACAATTTTTGTATTTGCCTTAATGAGCTTGATGTCGCTGATTTTTATTTTAGCAGCATCACTAGGCATCTTTTGATTAGCTGCTAATTCAGCAGTATCAAAAAATTCATCAAATTGTACCTCCATCTCATAATGAGATGTTTTTTGTACTTTAGACATTTAACTCCAAGTTTCTACGATAACCTTTTAATCGTCTTATGTCTTTTCGTTCTTCAAGTTTCTCAATTAATTGAGTAATTGAGTTCTTGCTTTTATATCCCATTTCTTTTTTCATTTGTTCAAAAGTAGGCATATAGTCATGTTTTGTATAGAAATCACTTATAAATTGCAAGAGTCTTTTCATATTGGGTGTCATAGGTCGTCTATTTTGTTGTTTTTTCATTAATTACCAACCTTTTTAGTAGCTCTGTATAGCCATTTATGTCTGTGAAATTATCTTGTTTAAATCGCTGAGATTGCATAATTCTCCACAATTTTAAAAAAATCATCATTATACCAAAAGTCTTTAATGGTACTCTTACTGTTTTATTATTTTCTATTGATAAAATATCTGACAAATAATTCGCCCAAACCTGACTTGTATGGTCAAAACTACCATAATTATTTTCTTTTTCTTTTAATAACATTTCTAAATTATTTAAAAACTTAACTTTGTCCATAACCTAAATAATAATCTCCTTTATCATCTAAACAGTAGTGAGCAAAAGCTACTCTGTTTTTATATGTTG